TCAGAATAAGACGTTTTGTTTCTGCTCATCGCGTGGAAATGTGACGAATTCATCGGGCATTTGAAAGAAATATTCATGCGCATGTTCATGATCGGCTGTTAGCCAGTCTTTTCTGTACTGTTCTGGAATAACGATGATGGATCGCTTCTCATCCTTCGGTGCATGGAATTGTTTCATAAAAGGGTGATGGTCCGAATTGATGGTCAACATTGAAAAGGAACGTACCTTATTGCCATTAATCACTGCATCATCATAGATCCCTGCAACAGTAAAAGGCTGATCATCTTTACGCTTGATGGTGTACCAGTGTGGCTTGCCATTGATGTATTTCGGCTCATAAAATTCTTGTACTGGGACTAGGCAGAACTTGCTGTACTTCCAAGCATGTCGAAAGCTAGGCTTATCTGCTACAGACTCAGTTCTGGCGTTATAAGTATGACTGCTGAACTTCAATTCTTTCGCCCAGCTCGGTAGTAATCCAAACTTTGCAATATCAAGCTCTGATATGTGCTGAATTAGCAGGAGACTTTCACTTGGGATATGCTAGGCAGCTAACCGATAAAAGTTCTCTGCTATTTGATTTGGCGTTTTAAAATCCAAACTCTTTTGAATTCTTCGCTGATTATAAAATAACACAATGTATTTTGTAATATCTGCTTTAGCTTCATCTCTGGTTTTATAGTTGCAATGATGCACTAATTCATTCTTGAGTATGCCCCAGAAACTTTCAATCGGTGCATTATCGTAACAGTCCCCACGTTTGCTCATTGAACCTTGAAAATCACATTTTTCCAGTATCTTTCGATATTCATGGCTGCAATATTGGCTGCCTCTGTCCGAATGAATAATTAAGCCTTTCGTTGGTTTTTGATTACGAATCGCCATAGTCAGTGCATTGCAAACAAGTTGTGCGGTCATACGCTCATTTAAGCTATAGCCAACCACTTGTTTCGTGTACAGGTCTTTTACTGCTGCCAAGTATAACCAACCTTCAGCAGTCCAAATGTATGTAATATCGCTTGACCATGCAAGATTGGGCTTAGTCATTGAAAACTGTTGCTCTAGTAAATTTGCGTAGATCGCTCGATTATGATCACTCTTCGTAGTTCTTTTGAAACGCTTATGACGCTTACAATACAGCTGGTTGAGCTTTTTTATTTGACGTACAGCATACGTACTGATTTTGATACCTTGCGCTTGTAAATGCTTAGTTAATCGAATATAGCCATAGCTTTGTTTAGTTTCCTCATGAGCTATTTTGACCAAAATTGTCTGTTGATTTCGCTGAACCAATCTTTTATTCATGCCTCGTTTTAGCCAATCATAAAATCGTGACACTGAAACGTGAAGTAATCTAGCCATAAAGCTAATCGGGAATAAATATCTTTGCTGTTTCATATAGGCGTACCTTACTGACTTTCTTTCGCAAAGTACGCTGCTGCCTTTTTTAGAAATTCACGTTCCATTTCAGCTGTTTTGAGCTGTTGTTTGAGCTTTTTATTTTCTTCGAGTAAGGCATTTAGATCAGGTGAATATTGTTTAGTGCCTGCTAAGGTGCCAGTCTTTGCTTTATTATTCCAATTTGAAAGAGTTTGCATTGAAATGCCAAGTTGTCTGGCTGTTTCCGATACATTGCCTTGATTGGCTTCAATCAATTTTATTGCTTCAACTTTAAATTCTGCGGTGTAAGTCTTCTGTTTCTTGCTCATGGTAAACTCCTGATGAGTGTCTATAGTTTACCAAGTTAAAACCTCCTGTTTTCTCAGCACACATCAGGAAGCGTCCTAATGGTCGTGGTCGTACTCTAACTATTGGCAGCCGTGAATCAGGTAAGTTCTTACGTTTATATGAAAAGGGTCGTGCTGAAGGTGATCCGAATGATAACTGGCAACGTGCTGAGGTTGAATTTAAGTCTGTAGATCGTGTACTGCCATTCGATATGTTACTTGCGCCCAGTGAATATTTTATCGCTGCTTATCCATGCTTCAAGTTTCTTGCTGAAGATATGCAGCCCGCCCGAATTGAGACAATCCAGAAGACTGCACAGATTAACTTTGATACCGCTATCAAGAATTTGAAGCACCAGTATGGCAAGTACATCAATATCTTTAAAGAAGTCTTCGAACCTGAAGAACTCATCAATTTAATTTCTTGCTCTGATCCGCTTGCGTATCCAAAGCGTCTGGATCATGTGCTTATAACTGCTCGGAGAATGTAGCAATGATGCAATTTAAAAACAAAGTAACCATCCTTGGTGCTAAAGCTGTTGATTTTAAAACGGATGATGGTCGTCATTATGATCATGTAGCTTTGTACTGCCTGATTCCACTTGATCAGTCTCAAGGTAATTCTGTTGGTAATGCCTGTGAGACTTTTAACTGGCAAGACCGTACAAACTTGACGTTGTTACGTCAGCATAAGTTCCCATTAGAAGCAGATATTACATTTGAAATGGTTACTTCAGGCAAAACAACTAAGTATGTCGTTAAACATGTAGAGCTACCAAATCCAGTTAAATCAGTAGCTTAGTATAGGAATCTGGGCAGAAATGCCCAATTTCGCATAATGTATAATATGTTAAAAATCAATAACTTACGGTAATAATTAATATGACACAGTTTATGTATAAGTGCAAGAAGTGTGGCAAACAGTTCAGCGTACATGCTCAATACTGTGTCCATTTTTATAACTGTACTAAGAGAATTTAAGGAATGGCAAGCATCTGTGAAATTGTCGAAGAGAGCACAAATGCCTGCCTTAAATGGGTCGAATACAAGTCTGTAATCGACCAGTTAGCAATCACAAAGGATGATGCTCTCATTATCTTAACACCGATAGCGAGTATCTACGCCCTTTTGATTGGGTGGTCTTTCATTATGCTCATCTACCACCAGAGCAAATAAAAGGAAAATCCTCATGACTTACAAAAACGTAGAAGTAATTAAAGCTCCAGTTGCTCAAGTTAAAAAAACTTGGTTCCAACGTCATTGTCCTACATTTGCCGCTGCTGGTGCTGCTGTAGGAACAATGGTAATTGCATCAAGTGCTAATGCTGCTGGTGTTGCTGATCTCTTTACTGAGATTTCAACAGAAATGGGCGGTGTTTCTTCCGGTGTGTTGTCGATTCTAACAATTCTTGCTGGTGTAGTTGCGTTGCTTTTGGGTTGGGCTTACGTCAAACGTGCAAAGTAATCAGTGCTCGAATCTCCCAGCTTCGGCTGGGATTTTCGTATAAGGGGGAAGTATGGAAAACGCATCTATTTTTTACTGGTTATTAGTTATCGTTCCTTGGGTTGCTTTACATGGTATTTGGAGAGTAATCAGATGAAAAAGTTTTTAACTGTACTTCTTACATTTACTCTTTATTTTAATTTAATTAGTCAAGCTAATGCTGCTGTTGGTGGTTGGGACCTAAAGAATCCAGTTGCTCAAGGTGCATCAACTGTTTATGACGCTACAAAAAACGTTGTCATTAACGGCAAAAAATTTATAAAAGAATCATCAGTAAAAATTACTCCTACTGCTACCAGTGTTGCAAAAGTTCTTGCTCGTGGTGCTGCTGGTTATGCTCTTTCTGTAGCTGTTGAACAATTACTAGGTTCTGTAGATTGGGTTCTTGATCCTGCAAACAATCAAATTGTTTACACACCACAAAAAGATGCTGATAAAACTCCTGACCCTAATTATCAATATCAATGTGAAGGTAATGCAATTGTTAATACTAAATATCAATGCGGTCAGCTTTTTTTAAACTTACCTGCTTCTTTACAATATTTAGAATCTTTAGACTCTTGTTGGGGTACTACAACTATCGTTTGTGCATTCAAGCGAAAAGGAGAAGATAATTATTATTATACTTCTGTTGGCATACGTGTAGCCCGTGTAGACCCATACGAAGAAGAAGAACAAAAAACACTTCCTTTACCTGTAGTCGCACAAAAAGTTATTTCTAATGCTGCTGGCGGTGATGCTGCTGCTCAAGTTGCTACCGTTGCTGCTGCTGCTGATATTGTTTCTGAAGCTGAAACTGATAATACAAAAGCTCGTCCTATTGCTTCACAAGCAGAAGCCAATGCTACTACAAAACCTGCTGATGCTGCGGAAGCTGAAAAAGCTAATGAAGCACAGGGTGAAGCAAAGCCAAATGAAGCAAATCCCGAAGCTACTGATCTCTCTCTAACATTTCCTATTTTTTGTAATTGGGCTCCAACTATTTGTGAAGCTGCTCAAACTGTAATTTCTTTTCCAAATACCCTTACTGACTGGTGGGAATCTGCAAATCAAAAAGCGGATTCTTGGGCCAATTCAATTTCTCAATCATGGGCAGAAGCAAAAGAATGGGCTACGTCTGAGAAAAATGAAGATACAGAACTAGATATACCTGATCAGGAACAACCAGATATAGACACAGATATAGCTTTCGGCGGCATGTGTCCTGATGATCGACAAGCTGAAATAAACATGGGTGTCGGTGTTATCAAAATGCCTATTTCATATGAGCCGATCTGTACAACAGTATCAACTGCAAAGCCTGTTCTTATCTTTGTTGGATTCTTTGTGGCCGCTTTAATTATTGGTGGAGTAAAAACAGAATGAGTTTATCTACTATTTTACAAAGTATTCAAAAGGGAACATTAAAAAATATTCTCACTGGAGCTGGCCTTGCTCTTACTACTTCTTCAATTTCCTATGTCGCTTTTCAACAGGCTGTAAATGCTGTTCAACAGCAAGCGTATGGAATACCGGGTGACTTGATTGCAATCCTTCATTTAGCTGGATTTGATATTTTCTTTTCAACTGTACTTGCAGCAATTGTGACTAGACTTTCACTGAATGCTGGTAATTTGGCATTAAAGAAGATTTAAAATGATACGTTTAGATACTGGCACTCCAGGTGCAGGAAAAACTTTAATTAATGTTCGTGATATTGTTCAGTTAGAAAAAACTAATCAGAAAAATATCATTCTTAATCCCAGAATATATGAAACTAATCTAAAGGTTATCCAGGATAAAAAAATATCTGATGATTTTTTATATTGTGTTCGAAAAGTAGGCCAAGGTGTTGATCTAAAAGAACAGGTTTTTCATTTTGATAATACCTATTTTGATTTCTTAAAATCATCTGAACGTATAGAAGAATATTTTTCTCGCTCTATTTTTTATAATGAAATTATTGAACGAGTTAATAATGAACATAATCTAAAACTAAATAAAGTTCGTCCTGTTAGAACCATTTATACAAATATTGCTGGGCTTGAAATTGACACGATTAGACCGATTCCGGCTGATGCGGATTGGCGTAAATTACCTGATGGCTCATTTGTTGTTTATGATGAAATTCAGAATATTCCTGTATTTTCTTCTGAATCACGTGCCGTTGATCCTATTGTTAAAGACCTAACAATTCATCGTCATCGTGGATTTGATATTGTTGGAATTACTCAGTTTCCAGACCTTGTTCATAAAACATTTCGTGCTGTTACTGGTCACCATAGACATCTAGTTAATTCTTTTGGTCTTAAGCGATCTACTCAATATGAATGGTCAACTGTAAAGATTGACCCGAACGCTTTTAAAAATAAAGCGACTGCCGAAGTTAAATCGACTTTTGTATTCCCTAGTGATCTTTATAAATATTATCGTTCTTCAACTGCTCATACACATAAACGCCGATTGCCTTGGCGTTTTATTATGATTTTAACGTCTGTCTTAATTGCATGTATTGCTTTATTTACTTGTTCATTTTCAAAAGAAAATAACGTGGTTAGACAGATTGCTACAGGTACGCCACATCAAACTAAGACAACAGAAAAAACAGATGCTAAAGATACTGCACAGGGTCAGAGTTCAACAGTGCATTCAAATCTTGATATTGAATGTCGTAAAGCTGCTAATGTTGAAAAACCTGAATGTGTCGCATGGTTTGAGAATCTTACAGTTAATCGCGGTTCCATTACTGGAGCTAATCCACAGACTGTTCATATCTCATATAATCCGAGCAAGCCTTTTGATGATTCTGGCATTCAGCCGAACATTAACTATGAAGTTACCGCAAAACCTGTATTTGCCGGTTGTATGAAGAAAGGCAATAAATATGTTGCATACACTCAGCAGGGAACAATTCTTAATGATGTCTCCAGTAGCGACTGTAAGCGACTTATTGAAGATGGTGATAGACCATTTAATTACTTTCAGCAGCCGCAGCAACAGCTACAAGCACAACAACAAACTAAAGCAGAGGGTTTAATATGAGAGCTAATATTATTCTGACTATTTTAATGTTTATTTCTTTAGCTCTTTTAGCTGCTCAAATGAAATCATGTGATCAACAACATCGTGACATGATTGAGCATCATTGA